CGTCCCGCTCCATCTTGCCAGCGCCATAGGCCGACAGCATCTTGGCAAGCCCCTGCGTCCAACTTGGGCCTACGTAGTAGCCGGATACCATCTGCCCCTGCATCGGTTCTTCTGACTGGCGGCGCAGGGCTTCGGCGTAGCGGGTTTTGCGCGCAATCTCCATCTGCTCGGGCGTCATGCCGAGCATGTTCTGCATGTTCATTTGCGACATGAATACTCCTTACCTGAACAGCCACGGCGAACCGAGCGCCGCCCCACCAAGCGAAAACAGTCCGCCCATCAGCCCGCCCTGTTGTGCCGCTTTGGCGTTATAAGCGCCCAAATTCGCCTGATACTGGCTCTGTGCCGCGCCCAGCAAGTCCGGGCCGGGCGCAAAGCCCTGCTGCGGCGCATTGACGAACTGCGGGCCTTGCACCTGATTGCCGGTGCGCAAGGCATTGACCACGTTCAGCGGGCGATCCTGCATGTATGCCTGTTCCTGAATCCCATGCTGGCGTGCGGTCAGGCCGGTATTGATGCCCTGCAATGCGGCTTGGGTCATCAGGTCGTTTTCCTGCTGGCCCTGATCGGTCATGGCGTTGTTCCACGCTTCGGAGCCACGGGTAATGCCCTGATTGGCGAGTTGGTTTTCCAGTTGGCCGCGACGGCGCTCAAGCTGCGGCGTCAGGCGGGAGAAAATCGCATCCTGCACGCTCTGGCCCTGAATGGGCATCTGCGCGAGTTTGGATTCATCGATGGTGGGATTGGCGAGCAGGTCGTCAACCTTGCCCAATCCCTGCTGCGCGGTATTCAGCAGAGCCTTGGTAAGATCGACGTTGCTCTGATAAATCTGCTGCTGGTCGGGGCTGTACTGCTGCGTTGCCGTCCATAGCGGGTTGCCGTCCGGGTCTTTGCCGGTAATGGCATAGGTCAGCGAGCCTTCCGGGGTGATTTGGTTAACCCGGTTGGCGGCGGTCTGCGTGAGGATCGCTTCTTTGTTGCCCGCTGCGGTCTGCTGGGCAGCGGCGGCGTAATCAGGCGGCGGGGGCGCTTTGGGTTTCGACATACTTCACCTTTAAATTTAACCATCTACATTGATCGCGGAACAGGCGATAAACCAGCACGTCGCCATCAGGGGCCGCGTCTTTGAGGGTTGCCTCCAGCTCAAAGCCCAAGTGTTCATCAAACTTTCTCGCGTCACGATTGGACGCCGGTACAAGGCCGGTAATGCGCCTGACCTTCAATTGCTCAAACGGATACCAGAAACAGAAATGCAGGAATTCGCGTGTCAGCCATCGCCTGCCGGGCTTGGCGGCAACGTGCATGTTGATCGATGCCCCGTTGTAGTAATCAAACAGCACCCCGGCGATCAGTTCGCCGTCTTCCTCTAAGCCAATTGCCGTGTAGTTCGCAAACCCGCTCACGTCCAGCGCATCACCTACAAACGCCGCGATCCGCTCCGGCTGGTCGGTGATGATCCGCTTCAACCGATCACCCCGCCGACCTCGTAGACGTACACGGTCGAGGCCCAGCGGATATTCACGTCTTTGGACGCCGAGACAAGGTGCAATGACGCCACGTTGCCGATTCCTCCGATGGTCTGCCAGTCCTTCTTGATCGAGTACGATCCGCCCCATACCGACGCATCCCATGTCGCGGAATCCCAGGTCGCCGCAACGGTTGCCGTGAACGTCGGCGTTCCAACTGGAGCACTGGTGTCGTAATCCGTATTGATGCCGAGCAATACGCCGGGATTTCCATCGGTGGAAATGATCGGCTTCGCCATCTTGAAGTGCTTGATGTTGCCGCGATTGCCGAACGCGGAGAACGCCGGCAAGACTTCGCCTTCGATGTTGGCGTCAAAATCGCTGTTGCCGTTCCACGCCTTGCACACCTTGCCCGCCGTGCCGTAGTAGATTTCGTCGTCGAACAGTTCCCAGCACGTCGCATCCCAGCCCTCGAACCAGCACCACGCCCCGGTAATGGTGTTCATCACGTACTGCTGGCTTGCGGTCGCGCTGGTCGGCACGTTGAGGATCAGCATGTTTTCGACCGGATACGGCAGAATCTGCCAGCCGAAGTTGCTGCCATAAAGGCTCGTCGCCTCGCTCACGGCCTGCTGAATCTTGTCAGTCAGTGCAGACTTGGTGTTGACGCGACTGCTCATCAGGGCGCTGGAAAACGGCAGCAAGCCATCCTGCGACACGATCAGCAAATCCCCGCCGAACTTGACCAGACAGCGCCGCCCGATAGGGTTGCCGATGTGCCACACGCCCACAAGCGCCCAGGTATTCGCGCTGCTGGGGTCGGTGCCCTTGTAAACCGCCACCTCGCCTTCGGACGTGACAAAAACGGCGTGATCGTCCAGCCCTTCGCCAGCATCCAGAGACCACGTACCCATCGCCATCAGGTAGCCGCCGCGCTTGAAGATGGGGCGGAAGTCGAACGAGGCCGCTGCCCCGGCGATGGAGTCAGTCGGCAGATACCACGCGAGCAGGGAGTCTTTCTGCACCCCCCACACCCGGCGCTTGTGGATGTTGAGGTGAATCCAGGTCGCGGTATCAACCCCCGTCACCGTGTAGGTGCCGCCGCCGTCCACGTCCCATGCCGAGCCGGTGTAGTAGCGCATCTTGTCCGCGCCGTTCACCGCCAGCAGGAACGCTCCGCCAGAGGTGGAGAAGTTCACATGCTGGAAGCGGGCATTGGTCAGCGCCGTTACAGCCGAAGCAGGCGGCGTGCCGTCAGTGTCGCTGTTGGTCACGTCCACGATTTCGGCAGTTGCGCCCACGTCCACCACGGCGAACAGCTTGGATGCGGTAGCCGACTGATAGCCCATCAGGGTTTCAACCGTGTCGCCCGTGAAGCCCGTCACCCAATCGATCACGCCCTGACGGAGCATCACGTCCGATGCGGTCGGGAAGTAGTTTTTGCAGATAACCGCGTCCGTATCGGCCATGTCGGCGATGTTGTCGCGCTTGTTCCAGCCGCCCGTAGGCGCGGGAATGCTCGCGGTTTTGGCGACGGCGCGGCGTTGCTTGACCAGCATCAGACGTTCCAGCTACCGGACGGCACAGCCACAGCCGGGAGAATGTCATAGCGGTTATCCGCCAGATTGATCCAGTCCTTAGCCCCATCGCGGGCAATGGCGTCGAGCACCCGGCGTTCGTACTTTTCCAGATCGGCGGTGTAGTCGAAGCCCTTGGCGGCTTTCCAGCGCCAGATAAGGCCAAGCGTCAGGATGCGCTCATCCAGCAGGCCCACGTCTGCATCGTTGGCAAAGGCTGCGCGCTCGGTTGCGCCGGTCGAGTCGGTGCACCAATAGCGGCTGATGTACTCGAAATAGCACGTCTGCCCCGCCGCAGGCTCGGGGATGAACAGCAGATCGTCGCCCCGGATGCGGAACTGATTGAACGGGCCTTGAAACGCCATCGCCTTGCGCTGCTGCCAGCGTTGGCGGGTCAGCGGGCCATACACGGGCCGGCGCAAGTCGCGGTTCCAGATGGTATCGTTGATGATGTAGTCGAGGCCTGGCGCAATGGTAGAAAGCGCCCCCTGAACCTCGGCGGCAACCGTGGTGAAGCTGGTTTCCTTGGTGATCGCCTGCCATGCGTGCCGCGTTGCCAGCGCCTCGCCTTCCTCGTTCAGCAGCGCGACCATCTGGATGATTTGCGCATCCGTATTGCCGATGGCCGCGTTAGGCGAGGTCAGGCCGACCCGTTGGCAGGCGGTTTGAACGATGGTCAGGCAGGTCATTTAGGCGGCTTCCTGAAGTTTCGGCTTGCGGCCACGGCGCGGGGCGTCCTCGCCCGCTTCAAAGGCGTTCATGCGCTTTTCCAGCGCGGCGATCACGTCATCGCGCTTTTGCAGTTCACGCTTGAGGTGCGCCACTTCCTCGGCCACCTTGCCGCCATCCTGCGCGGCTTCCAGATAGGCGCGGCACTTGTCGCGGAACATGCGCGCACCCATGCCGGCAGCTTTCAGCGTGTCCTCGGTCATCGAGGCGGCAGCTTCCACGCTGTAGATGTGAAGCTGGGCGTAGTTCTCGGCCTCGGCAGGGGTCACAAACGGCACGTTGCGCAGCGCGGTTTCCCCTTCCGGCACGTTGCCCTCGATGCCGTTCTTCCAGTTCTCATAAGCGCGGTGAAAGCCGTCCACCCATTCAGCCGGATAGGCAGTGCGGCGACCCTGGTACAAATCTTCCTTGATCTGCGCCAGCCACTTTTCGGCATTCTTCACCGTCCAGTCCTTGCCGGGCGGCTGCGCAATGTTGACGATGTTCACGTCGCGGAAGATGGCGCGGCCTGCCTCAAGGCTCGCGGCCTGATCCTGAATCGATTGGCGCTCGAATCGAACGATGGGGGGGCGTGCTTCCTGAATGCCGATCATGTGTGTCTAGCTCCTGTAAAGGGATTGGGGTCTTTGTTGGC